TGATTTCATTGAAAGAGAATATTCAGTAAACAACTTACCAGAGTTTATTTCTTTCGCAATCAAGATTAGAATGCAAGGAACAAACTGTGCAGAACCGCCTCGTATGAAAGACTTACGAGCGATAGCATTGGCAACATAATATGTTAAAGGATTATTTAAAAGTAAAAGAACATCCAGACCTTGCTCGTGATACAGTATCGGGAGCAATCGTTAATACGAATATGGCTGCATATGAAGCAGCAGTAACTCGTTCTAGAAATGCAAAAGCATCAAAGGATGAACTTAGGAGTGCGGTAAGAGACATAAATAATCTAAAGTGTGAAATGCACGAAATTAAAAATCTCTTATTGCAATTAGTGGATAAAAAATAATGGCAGATAGAAACGCACCAGCAAGTATGACCTTCGAAGAGTGGAGAGTTGAATTTAATCAACTTGCTACTGACTTGGGTGACATTGCAAATTTACCTTCAACTGTTAACGGTGTTTCAGTAACAGACACATTAGAAGCAATTAAAGAATTGCAAAATGGTTTGTCTACTGTATTACTACCAAATGTAATTGATTTTGAAGATTCAACGAGTGCATCTACTTATCGTATCAAGATGGGTACAAGTGACGACTTGCAATTATACCATGATGCTTCTAACTCTATCATCAAACATGCTGGTACAGGAACTTTAAATGTAGATTCTACAACTGGAGTTAAACTTCAGTTTAACGGAAGCACAAAATTAACAACAGATACTAACGGTGTCCAAGTAACTGGTAATGTCCATGCATCAGGCAATATAACTGCTGATGGAAATATTACACTTGGTGATGGGGATACAGACAGTGTAACTTTCAATGCAGACTTGACATCTAACATTGTCCCTAATGCAACAAACACTTATAACTTAGGTGCGAGTGGCAAAGAGTGGAAAAATATATATGTTAATGGTGCATTGATAGACGAAAATGGGGTTCAGTTGACTCATCCACAAACTGGTGGAACTGTAGCAACTGAAGGATTTTCTATTGCAATCGGTGTTGCACTAGGATAATCGTTATAAATAAGAGTATATAAACAAAGGAAGAAGTCAGAATGGCAAACAATTTTAAAAACGCATTTGCGACAAGTGTAAGTACTAATAGTTCTTCACCAACAACTGTCTATACTGCTGCTGCATCTGGTTCTGCCGTTAACTCAATTCTGATTGAACTTGACGTTGCAAACACAGGTTCATCTGCTGTACAGGTTACTGTTCAGATACGAGATTCATCTGCATCTGCATCATTTCACATTGTGAAAAATGCACCAATCCCAGCGGGCGGTGCTTTGAAGGTGGTGTCGGGTCAGAAGGTTGTGTTAAACGGTAATGACCAAGTGAGAGTATATGCATCTGCATCAACTGTTGATGTAGTATGTTCAATTCTAGAAGATGTTGCATAAGGGGTAGAAGATAATGTCAAGTTACTTGGGTGTACCATTTATAAATCAAGTCTCTACTACATTTCCCAAAGAGGATTTTGTAAAAACAGACTTTGGAAGTATTACGGTTAGTGGAGTTACCTATGCTGCTGCTGTTGAGTTAAGCATTGATGTTCCAGGCAGTGAGGCCGCAAACATTGAAGTAGTATTAGATAATGTTCGTCAAGAACCAGATACTGCTTATACAGTTCACGAAAACTCAAGTTCTCAACCTAGAATTCTAAACTTCTCAGAGACAGTACCAACTGGTGCAGTCATCTACGTTATTCATAAAGGTGTAGGGCCTTACAATATGACCCCACCTGCTGGTTCGATTGGTTCAACCCAACTTGCAGCGAACTTACAAACTTTTACTACAGACACTTTTACTGGTGATGGTTCAGACACTACATTTACACTTTCTGAAACTCCAGCAAATTCAAATTCTATTATGGTATTTGTTGATGGTATTCTTCAGAAAGTTTCAACGAACTATGCTCTTGCAAACAATGTAGTTACGTTTACATCTGCCCCAGACGCAAGTGCAGATATTGAAATTAAACATATGGGTGGACTTCGTTCTCATGTTCGTAGAGGCCCAGATTATATTTACGATAGTTTTACTGGAGATGGTTCAGACACTACATTTACTTTAAGTAATACTGGTGTAACAACAAACAACGCATTTATTTTTTACAATGGTGTTTGTTTGAAACCGACTACTGACTATTCTATAAATACAAGTACAGGAGTTGTTACGTTTACATTTGCTCCTGCAAACTCTTCAGAAATAATGGTGAGGTATCAACTATAATGGCAAGTAAATCAAGAACACTCGCAGAATTACTAGCAGGACAATCATCTACAGATTCTATTGATATTCCTGTAGGTACAACTGCACAACGCCCGTCAAGTCCTACTTCGGGAAATATGAGATACAATACAACAACAAATTCTTTAGAGATATATAACGGTTCTGCATGGGAAGGTACTGGTGGTGCTACTGGTGCAAGTGGAGAAAAGATTATATATGAAAATGAAAAACAAATAGATAACAGTTATACAATTGCAACGAACTTTAATGCAATGACTGCTGGGCCTGTAGTATTAGCAGACGGTGCTAGTGTTACAATTCCAACTGGTTCTGCATGGACAATTGTAGGAGAATAATATGGCAATTACATTAAAAGGTTCTGTATCTGATTTTAGAACTCAACTTGGGTTGGGTACTGCTGCTTTGCAAAATGTAGGGACAGGTGCAAATAATGTTGTACAATTAGATGGTTCTGGTAACTTACCAGCAGTTGATGGTTCACTAATTACAGGTGTTGCAAGTGGAGAACTTTTAAGAAACATATATTATGCAGAAAATAATACTCAGTTTAATTATGCTAGTACTAGTGAGCAAGCGGTATTATCAAGTCCATCAATAACACCAGTTGATGCAAACAGTAAATTTCTTATTGTGTATCATGACCAAATTCAATTAAGCACAGGTGGTCTGACTGCTTACTTTAAGTTATCAAGAGATGCTAATAATATATCTGGTACTATGAGAAATGAATCAGGCAATAATGATATTAGATTTCCTATCAATATAATACAAACAGATGCACCAGCAACAACAAGTGCAATAACGTATCATATTAGGGGATATAATCAAACATCATCACTGACTGTTAATTGTTCACACGGTAATAGTGTTAGAACAATGACAGTATACGAATATGACGGAAGTTAAGGAATAAAGATATGGGAACATTAACACTCGGCGATTCTGCTTCAGCAGTAAGAACAGATTTGGGTTTAGGTACTGCTTCTACTTTAAATAGTGGTAATGCCGCAAATAATATATTAACTCTGGATGGTTCTGGTAATCTCCCAGCATTAAGCGGTGCAGCGATAACAGGAATTTCTGCTGGTAAAGTTGTACAATTAGTTTCAGACGATAGTAATACACAAGTTGCTTTTACGAACACATCCTTTGCAGACACAGAGTATAGTTTAAATATTACTCCATCTAGCGCTTCCAATAAAATCATAGTAATATGGAGTTGTCCTGTATGGAACAGTTCGTCCAGCGTAGCAGCAAATGCTAGAATTTTGCAAAATGGTGCTGATATGACAGGTACTTGTCAACTTGAACAGAATGGCGCCCAGTCTGCAACTCATTTTGTTATGCATTTTAGACAATCTCCAAATACGACATCTCAGATAACTTATAAAGTTCAGATGTACTCACAAGGAGGCGGTACAATGTACAGAAGCTTAGATAACGGACACGGACATTTAATTGCAATGGAAGTATCTGGTGTATAATAAATAGATGAATAGGAAGAGAAACTAATATGGCTATAACAATTTCTAGTAATGCAGCAACAACAAGAACTAATCTTGGATTGGGAACTGCAGCTCTAAAAGCAATTGGTACTGGTAATAATGCAATTGTTCAATTAGATACAAATGGCAAAATACCTGCTATAAACGGTGCAGCATTGACAAACATGCCAGGCGGTGGTATTTTACAAATTCGTGAATCTTCTAGTACTTCAGCATTTACTTCTACTTCGACAAGTTATCAAAATGATTTGTCAGAAACGATAACATTGTCATCAACATCTTCTAAGGTTTTGATATTATGGGGAGATGGTTTTCAACACCAACAAGCCGGAGTATCATCATACAACAGGATTACAAGAACCCCATCTGGTGGTAGTGAAGTTGAAGTTGGAATGAGTAGAAACGAATGGGGACGGTCTAACTTTTCTGGTTTATCTTTTATTTTCCTTGATTCCCCAGCAACAACGACCGCACTAACATATAAAAGACAATACAAGTGTCAGAGTGGATTAACAATACAATCGTCTATGAATGATTATAGACGCAGATTAATACTAATGGAGATAAAAACATGAGTGGACTACTACTTAATGGTACTGCTGATAAGGTAGACGCTCTTCAGGCATTAGTGCCAGGAGCAGAGTGGACTTTAGCAGGAGATACCCTAACATGGTTAGATGAGAAAATTTCTAAACCATCAGATTCAGCAATCACTAATAAGATTACTGAACTACAAGCAGATTACGATGCGAAAGCGTATCAAAGAACAAGAGCAACTGCTTACGAAGCAATCGCAGAACAACTTGATAAGTTGTATCACGATATGACTGCTGGTAAGTTGGATGCAACAGGCGAGTGGCATAAGTCAGTCAAAGCTATTAAAGACGCACATCCAAAACCATAAAGTGGTATTGGGGTATTTGAAAAACAAAGGTAAAGAATAATGGCATATATTGGAGCAGAACCGTCCTACGGTGTATTTGAGAGACAAGTGATTACTGGTGATGGTACAACCACACAGTATAATCTTGACCATACAGTTGCATCACCAACTCAGTTGTTGGTGGTATTGGGTGGTATTGTTCAAGAGCCAGAGTATTCTTATTCTGTTTCTACAACAAGTGGTGTCTCAAAGATTAACTTTTCTGAAGCACCCGACAACGGTGACAGAGGTTCAATTGTTTACATGGGTAGACAATTACTTACTGCAGCCGCAACGAATTCAAATACTCATATTGATGAGTTTAACGGTAATGGTTCAACAACTGCATTTACACTAACAGAAGTCCCTGCCTCTAATACGGCAGAGAACTTTATGGTGTTCGTTGATAATGTATATCAAAGACATGGTTCTGGACTTGCATACACGGTTTCTGGTTCTACTTTGACATTCTCTTCTGCTCCACCTAGTGGAACAAAAAACATTCAAGTCATGCAATTGAATGGGGTAAACACACTAAATAGTGTTGCAGATGGTACAATTTCTGTTGCAAAGGTTCAGCAAGGGGTATTCGACCAAGCAGAAGATGACGCAACAGCACTAGCGATTGCATTAGGATAAACAATAGGAAAAAAACATGGCGAACACTTTTAAAAACGCTGCACTGGCAAATGTAAGTAATAGTTCATATCAAACTTTATACACTGCCCCAGCAAATACACAAACAGTTATTTTAGGACTTGCAATTGCAAACAAGACAACTAATGCAGTTACAGTCCAAGTTCAATTTAGAGATGGTTCTGCATCAGCAGACTTTCAGTTACTAGAGAACGTAACCATTCCAGCAAACACAACATTGGAAACACTTGCTGGACAGAAGTACATTCTTGAAGCAGCAGATATTCTCAAAGTCAAAGCGGGAACTGGTTCAGCAATAGACGTTGTTCTTGGTTTTATGGAAAAAGCATAAGGGAGTAAACTATGCCATATCTTGGAAGTACACCAAATGCTAGTTTCTCTTCAAGGACTAAACAAGATTTCACAGCAAACGGTAGTACAACAGCATTCACATTAAGTAGTGCAGTTGCTTCTGCAAACGATATTGAAGTATTCGTAGGTAATGTTCGCCAAGAACCTACAGATGCTTATACCGTTAATGCAACAACTCTTACAATGTCTGAAGCGCCTGCAACTGGATTAAACTTCTATGTCATATTCAAAGGTGTAGAAGAGAACTCAGTAGTTCCAGCAGATGGAACGATTAGTTCTGCAAAGCTTACCTCAACTGCATTAGACCCAATTACACTAGACTCATCTAATAATAAAGTGGGCATAGGAACTTCAAGCCCATCTAAAACCCTTCATGTATCTCTACCAAGTGGTAGTGGTGCAACACCAACATCTAATAGTGTTGCAGTCATTGATGGTAATGACAATACAGAATTAAGTATATTGGGTGGTAGTTCATCTGTTCTTGGAATAAATTTTGGTCATAGTGGTGACAATGATATGGCTAGAATTGATTACAACACTACGCCTGGTAATGAAGAAATGCGTTTTAGGGTAAACGGTTCTGGGTCAGATAGTATGGTCTTGAGACCAGATGGCGAGATAAACATGTCATTGCAACCTTGTTTTAGTGCAACTGCAACCACAACTAATATACCTTTAACAACACAAACTACAATAACTTTATCGTCTGAAAGATTTGATGTTGGTGG